GTATGATTACGAGGATTTAAAGCCCGTGTTACATCCCGTTGAAGAAGATTTTCAAGCCAGTCGAATTGAAACGCTCAAGCAAAACAAAGCAGGAATTGAGCAATTAAAAAAGGTTTCCGAGCTTGAGCTTTACGACCGCACACAGATTGACCTAAAACAGTTTGCGTTATCTAAGCAAATGCAGAAGAATCGCGCCGTCGTTTCCTCATTGTCAATTTATGGGTGAAAATAATTTTTGATGCGCCAGCAAACCCCTAACGCCCCGATGATGAAAATTATCGGGCTTTTTCATTTTTATAGGAAACGAAAACAATGAATGACAAAAATGTTGTCAGAGCAGTTAAAAATTTTATGTTTTGTTGGTTTGTGACGTTGCTTTTAGGAGCGTATTGCTTGCTAGCAGTTACGGTTCTAATGCCAGTTCGCTTTTTCGCCCACCGTGAAACCTTTGAATGGTGCGCCGAATATGAAGCAGATTATTTCAGTGACGCGATGTTGGAATTCACAATCAAAATGCGTGAAATCATTCTGATGCGTTGGAGTTCGTAATGATTGAAGTAATAATCAAAGGTAGAGGAATCGAAGATTTTTATTTGCTCGGAAATTCTCACCAACGCCGAAAGCAATTCAGAAGGCTACAACGGGATGCAAGGTACAAAATGGTTAGGTTCTGCGAAGGAAAAGCAAGGTGTTATTTGAAATGCGTGGGAGGTGGCAATGAAAGTTGATTTTAATAATGTCCGTATTGCAGCAGTTGATAGATATAACCAATTGACTGAAATTTTAAATGAAAAAATTGATTCAAGAGGTGTTATCGAATCGTTTGATGCAGATGAAATTCAAGGTGTAATGGACGCATTGAGAACAAACTTAGTCATCATTGCCGCATCATTTGAAGATGGAAATAATGATTTTATCGATGTTTGTGAAAATCTAAATTTCGTTGATTTTAACCCTGCAATTTATGAGGAGGGGTGATGACAGGGATTGAATTATGGTTTCTTTGCGGTTTTTGTTTTGTTTTTGGCTATATGACTGGAGGTTGGAATGACAACTAAACACTGCAATCGCTAAAGCCACCCAATAACTTTTGACAAAAAACACGTTTCGCCATTCGTGTTGAATAATGGCGTTTTTTATTGTAGCGTTTCGATACACTATTGTTTATTATTGTAATTCATCGAAACGCTACAATAATAAATCACATGAAACGACTAACAAAAAATAGAATTGATATTTTGCGTTGCTTAACCGAAGGGCATCACGATTGCGGCTTGCCTCCTTATACAGTTAGCGATATTCACTATATGCTTTATAGTTTTGATGAAAATGGGCAATACCTGCTATCAAAAACTGATAAAACACGCGAAAAAACACAGAAAAATCAAATCCGCAGAACATTAGAAGAATTTGCAATGGAAGGCATTGTTGTCATGTCACGCGAATTAAACGATATTCACAACGACTTGTTGCCGTACTGGGAAAAGAAATATCAAATCGCGGCAATGGTTGAAGCAAATTTCCTTGAGCAAGAAATAAAAGATATTGAAAGCAAAGTGTCACGCGCAAATGGCATTGAAATTTTTGGAGCTGTGTTTGATGCAGGAAAATTGACAGAATCAGAAATGAACGACTTAACAATTCGTGTAAAGCGCATGATTCAAAAAACACACCCCGACAAAGGCGGTAAAGCAGAGCATTTTCATACCATGAAAAAATGCCTTGATATGTTGCGAAAAATGCCTGTTAAAAAATAGCCTTTCGATAGACTACAATAAAACTATTTACATCGCCTTTGTTTTTAGGTTATGCTTTTACCGCAGTCACGAGATTGCACTGGCTTGAACACCAGTTTTGTAAAGCGTTACCCGCACACGAAAGCCAAGCGGTTTTTTTATGCCCCAGTTTTCACGATTCGCCGTATTTGCGGTAAAATCGTCGTGTGAATTGGAGTTGTTGAGAATATCCAATATCAACAGCAGCACTTTACAGCTGTGTTCAACCTCCAATTCACGCCACTTCGGTGGTATTTATGAACAAAATGTAAGGATTCAAAAATGATTATTTCAACATCAGCTTTAACCTTCAACGGCGTAACTCTTTCGCCAATTTCACATAAAAACCAAACTTGGTTGTCAGCCGCAGAATTATCTAAGGCTTTAGGATACGCAAAATCTGATGCCGTATCTCAGGTTTATGACCGTAATTCTGATGAATTTAACGACAGTATGACGACTGTTTTACGAGACACTCAAATTGAGGGTCTGGGGAAAAATAGCGGTTTGCAGAAGGAGCAGCGCATTTTCTCACTTCGTGGTTGCCACTTAATCGCCATGTTTGCAAAGACAGTAATTGCTAAACAATTTCGTGTTTGGGTTCTTGATATTTTGGACAAAGAAGTTAATCCAAAACCTTACGGCTTGAAAGAATTGCCAGTGATTTGTCCTTTTGCAAATCAAAGTCAATCTACACCTGTTACAGCACCTGCTGTCGAGCTAATCACTAACCAACAACGGGTGAAACTTGAGGATATTGTTTCAAAAATTCTTTCATGTGTGCATTTTGAAAGCTCTGCAAAATGGAACATTTACGCATCAATTCGTGAAATGTATAAAATCGAATCAATTGATAAATTGCCAGCGCGGCATTTTGATGCCGTGCATAGCAATCTATCGGTTGTGTATGAATTGGCAAAACAACACCATAATCTGTTGTGCGAGGCGGATAAAAATTTCATTAAATCAGTAATGAAGAAACAGCAGTTTCAATTACCACCACAGCAATATGGCTTGTTAGCGTAATCTAACGACTAGGATAAAGCGGTATCGTTTTCAAGCAATCATTGAGAACGTGCCGCTTTTCGCCGTCGGTTAAACCCTGCAAAATTTCCATAATTAAATCTTGTTTGGTTTTTTCAATCGAGTTTGTCACAGATTGTGACGGACTTCTTTCAACTGGTAACGCCTCAGTTGCCGCGCTTTTCTCGGCAACTGGCAATGGTAAACTTTCACCTTTTCGTTTTGCTATTTGCTTTTTCACTTCGGCAACAGGTAGGTTTTTACCTTTTGCATATTCGTATATTTCTTCTGCAATATCAGCGTTAATTGGGGCTGAAATTTCGTAAGCGGCTGATATGCCAATACCAGCCAAATCACGGGCTTCAAAAAATCGTGCTAAATTTATTAAACGTGTTCTTTGTGGTTGGCTACCCAAACAAATTGATTGGGTACACCATTGCCCAAATTCTTTATCACTTTTAAACCGCTCACGCGCTTCGAGTAATATCCTGCCTTGTAATAATTGTCCCTGTTGTTCAATCTCTTCAAATCGGTATGCCAACTGTTCAAGTGTTAATGCTTTTAAATTATCCTGCTCGACAGCTTCAACAAATGCCATTTCTTTTTTATCATGTTCAGACTTTGGAATTCTATTTTTTATTGCCATGATAAAACCTCTTTCATCAATTTTTTAATTTCAGACGTTGCTTTGGAGTTATCCATTTCAATCACACCCGCACCAACCGCCAAAGCGTCACGGTAAATTTTACGCTCACTAATAATTGTTTGAATGGGGTTAAGGATTTCAAAACGTGATAGATATTCGCGTGCTTCTGAAATTTCTGTGACGATCGGATTAGTCGAGGCTTTTGTGATGATATACGCTGCTTTGAGTGTTTCGTTTAATTCGCTGGCATCTTTGATAACGCCAACAACTGACGACATCGTGTCTAAATCTGCTTGTGAAGGACAGCAGGGGATAATGGCTAAATCAGCGGCAAGCAATCCTGTTCGCAATTCAAGTGAATCACGACCTTGGCAATCAACCACTACATAATCGTAGTGTGCCGACATATCCCGTAACGTGGATTTGATGTTGTCATATTTTTGCACGCATGAAATATAAACGTAATCAGATTCACTACGATCGTGCGCCCAATTTGAAGAAGTGGATTGCCTATCAGAATCGACTAAAACAATCTTTTTGCCATTAACTGCCAAAAATGCAGCAATGTTTGTTGCAAGCGTTGATTTCCCAACGCCACCTTTTTTAGAACCAATTAAAATAATCATTTTAAAACCGCTCGTCGTTGGATTAAAACGAGCGATTCTAAGCCTATTTGTTAACGATTCAAAATCCGCAAATAAAAAGTCCTTTCGTCGATGCGACCTGACGCTGTTGTGATTTGAATGGTAAAACTGGCAAGCTCGTTAAGCGTTCCGCCCGATATAATCGGCGTGATAATGCCGTTTTGAGCCACGCTTGAATCAATCACAATATCACCGCTTTTGGTTATCGTGTGACTTGCATAACTATCCGTTTCAAGCCACGCGCTAAAATCAATGGGGAAATCAAGCGTTGCATTAACATCTTTAACACCTGTCATTTTCCCGTTTATGTTTGTCCAAAATTTCATACAACAAAACTCCTGTTTTCTGTGTTGACGACATACTTACGACTTTCAATTGGGACAACATAACGACGCAACGCAGACGAAACAAAAACCGCACTGGGATTGATTGAACCCGTTGAACAAAAATGCCGCTGTAATGAATTTGCACCGATCAGATTATGTGCTTGTGAAATTGCGCCCGAAGAACACAAATTAACCTGAATGCCGTTATCAGCAATTAAATCAATCGCAACCGTGCCTGTGCTAATTGCGCCCGTTGAACTAATGTTATTTTGAGTTGAATCTAACGTTAATAAATCATGCGCTTGACTAATCGAACCTGTTGAACAACCGTTATTTTGCGTGCTGTTTTCAGCGGATAACGTGACAGTTGAATCGGTTGAAATTGCACCCGTTGATGACGTGTTTAACTGACTGCTATTTGCACCACTTAGCGCGTGGTTTTGAGATATTGAACCCGTTGAGCAACTGTGATTTTGTGCCGATGCCGCGCCTGTTAAATTATGCGTTTGCGAAATGGCATCAGTTGAAATAATCACAACTTGATTGCAATTTTCACCACTTAGCGCATGATTTTGTGTGATTGCACCTGTTGATGATGTGTTGCTTTGTGTTGCATTCTGACCAACTAAATCAACCACCCCACCGCTAACAACAGGAATCTCAACTGACCCGCTAGATGCAGATAAGTATTTCGCTTCGACTGTGAAGCCTGAAAAGGGATTTAAGTAACTCATGTTAAATAAGCCGCATAGTCAACATGGATTGTTTCGCTCGGGCCACCAACACAAACTCTGACGTAAATGTTACCCGCTTTGGCAGGTGTGATAGTGAGTTGAAGTTTTTGTTTCTCAGCTAAACCATTTGTCCACGCTACACTTGAGGTCGGGTGATTAGTCGTCGCAACAACAGGTGAGGCTCGTTTATTTGTTGCAAAACTACCTTTATCCGTTGCGCCGAAGAAATCCACGTCTAACCAAATGTGTGAATCGTTTAATGTTACACCACAAGTCACATCGACATTTACAGTAACAGGTGTGTCAACCGTCTCATTTGGAATCGTGATAATGTCACTTTTAACATAATTCACGGCTTCATTCGCATCGGCGTTGGTAATAAATTTCCAACTATACCCTGCTGAACCTTCTGTTGCACCTGAGTTTTTGTAAACGCCACTATCTGCAATAATCATCCCGCCTGACATTTCACACTTGTATAAATACGCGCCGCAATTCCACATCGTTGCACGGAATTTTGGATTGATAGGTCGTGTCGCGCCGCAAATGTTGGCTGACCAGCTTGAGGGCATTTTACAATTGATAAATTTAACTTCACCGCATGACGCATTAGTTGTAGCGATTAGCACAGATGTTGATGCAAAATTTGAAAAATCAAAATCTTTGAATTCAATATCTGAAACACCTGTTAGATTTAAAAAACCTGTTGGCGTTACTGAACCAGAGGCAATGTTCCCACCTTCAAACCGTAACGTGGTGTTACCAGGTGTGATTTTTTGTGCAGCTTGTCCAAAACGAAACGTACAGTTCTTAAATTCTATCGAGCTTTCTTGTGCAAACGCAGTATTACCCATGTTGAATGCAGAACCCGTACCTGTTGATAGAAGCAAAAGACTACAGTTTTTAAACACTAAATGTGTTTGGTCAACAGTAACAATGAAGTTAGCTGTATTTGTGCCTGTTCCGATATTAAAAGAGATATTTTCAATATAAGCAACGCCCGAGAACGACATTGAACTTGCGGCTGTTGTCGTGACGGTGCCTGTTGCAGGTACGCCGCTCGAATCATTCACGGCAACAACTTTGACAGGGTTTCCAAAACTTCCAGCAAAAGCAAAGGTTTGAGAAACGGATAATGATTCAGCGTGCGCTTGGCTCAAATAAATCACATCACCAGCGACATCAATTGCTGTTGCACCTGCCAATGTCGCTTTGGCTAACGCCCATGTTTCACCATTATCTGTGTCTAAACCATCCGTGCTTCTAACGTAAATATCAGGCATCTAGCACCTCACCTACTCTTTCACTTGCTAAAATTCCTGCAAACACTAACGCTTGCAAACCCGCTTGCGTCAACGGGTCATTGCGATAAATCTGCGTAGTCTTATTAAACACTTCACGAAAATAAACAATGTTTGCATCCGTTGATGCTTGAAACGCCGCCCATTCTGCGGGTGACAAGCGACGCATTACTTCAACAGGTGTCAGAGGAATTTCAAAATTTGTGGCTTCTTGTAATACCCGTTCACGTCTTGCAAGCTCTAAGCCGATTTGAAAACCTCGCTCAATACAAACTGCTTCAATCAAACTTGCGTCAGTTGACAAGTAAGTTTGCAGATAAGTCTGACCATTTGAATCTGTGTGTTCTTCTGTGACAAGAATCGAACCGTCCGCTTGGACTGATTGAGATTTAACAACTGATGAAATAATGGTCATAAATCACCTACTAAGTTGGCTGATTAGCTGTGTAAGTCAACGACGACGGAAAATTAACAGGATTTCCAGCCGTCACAGGTTGATTTGATGTTTCGTCTGTTACCCAAAGCACCCGCGACGCATCAACAAATGCAATATGCAAATCGGGTGTTCCTAGTGCGCTTGCATTTGCCGCGCTGTCTGATTTACCACTTGCCACAGTTAATACCCGCGCCGCGCCGTCAGCACCTGCGATTGTAAAATCAGTGGATGTCATAGCGACTTCGGCAACTAAATTCGTTGTTGTCGCGGTCGTGAAATTGGTGGTGTAAGCAGATAATAAAATCATTTTTGTACAACTGTTTTTAATGACATTTAAACCGCCGTCTAAAACATCAATGTGTGCATATTTAGCCATGTTTGAAAGCTCCTAAAATTTGAATCGGAATAAAAAGCAACGCACAACCAATAATGGCGACGATGCTTGTTGTGAAAAGGTTGTCTGTTGTATCAATGTCATCATCAGCAAGCATTGACATCAGACAATGATTTTTCTCAATCGCCGCAAACGTGAAATCAATCATCTTTTCGAGCTTGCGCCAATTCATGACTGCAACGTGACCGCTAATCGTACAATCAGGATTGCCGCCGATAACGGTGTTGAAAAACTGGTCAATGCTGATTAAAAGATTAAGCGAGTATTTCATAACACTGACGCATCACTAAAAAACAAATCCATATCTGAATCTGTCATGCTTAATGCACTTTGCAATGCTGAAACCAACGGATTACTGCGTTGAACTTCGGTGGCATATTCCCACTCGATTTGTGCGGTTTGTGACATCGTTGAAATTTGAGCATTAACAACATCAAGCAAATTCATGCTTAATAACCGCAAGCGTGCTTGACGCATTGAAATGTGCGTAATTTCAGGTTTAATTATGATTTGAGGTTGTTTGATAAAATCCGTCCCGTCGAAATCGTCCCCGATTCCAAAATCATCAGGAATCAAAACCATGTTAAAACCATCAACAGCACTTTCGGATTCAACGACATTAACTACTTTACTGTTTTCAATAATTGCGTATCTTTTTAACATTCTAATCACCACTCAATAATAACAATGCCGCCAGTTGCGGTGAAACTGGAAGATGTGGCTATATTTCCACTCGTGACAACTCTTCCACCCGCACCACCGCCATACCCGTTTGCAGCTCCTAGTGTTGGATTTGACAGGAGCGACGAACCACCTAAGCCTGGCTGCGATAATCCAGTATTTCCAAAGGCGGCAGCACCGCCTTGTGCATTTATATCTCCGCCTGATGCTGTCCCTCCCGCCGAAGTACCGCCACCATTGGCGGTAATAGTGCTAATTACACCGCCCGAAAAAGAGCTATTTCCACCAGAAATTGGACTTGCATTTAACGTGCTTGCGACTACTGCGGCAGCTCCAACGGTTGCTGTGTATGTCGTACTAGGAACAACAGTTAAATTAAATTTGATAGCAGTTCCTGCTCCATAACCACCTAGGTTGGAATAATTATCACTTGTTGATCCAGTGCCACCACCACCAACAACCGTTACCTTGATTTTAGTTACACCTGCTGGGCAAACCCATGAATTAACGCCGTTTGTGTAAATTTGAGTATTACCTGATTCGAGAGATATATCACCTGAACCGAGAAGTGATACACCGTTAATAGTTTTAATGTCTGTGCCTGACTGAACTGGCGTGAATGCTCCCGTGCCGTTGCCTTTCACCAGTCCTGTTAAAGTCGTTACACCTGTTCCACCGCTAGAAACCGCCAATGTAGTTGATAATCCTGCTGCCGTACCTGTTGTATTTTGATTTAAAGTGGGAAATGTACAATTGCCAAGATTGCCGCTTTGTGGTGTCCCCAAAACTGGTGATGTTAGAGTTGGTGATGTTGACAACACCACGTTTCCAGAGCCAGTTGATGTGCCAACCCCCGTCCCACCCTGAGCAACAGTCACGAGAGCCGCTGTCGTTAGTACCGTTCCAGTTGAAGCAGGGAAAGTTATCGTGTAATTTGTTGCACTACTATTAGCTGATGTAAATGTACTTTTACCCGTTGAGCTTCCTTTTAAAGTAATACCAGACGCGGCAAAATCCTGAACTACCGTGAAAATGTTAGTGTTTGTAATGCCCGCATAATCAGTTCCTGCAACAGCGATAGTGTGCTGCCCAGTTGATGTTGTATTTTTTAAAAGTCCTGTCCCTAAAGCTGTTGTTGGCTCTGCGTAATCGGTTCTAACGGTTGCTGTTGTCAGATCCCCAGCATTATTACCTTTTAAAATAGCGGTTGTTGTTGGGATTAGTGTTTGCCATGTTGCAGATGTAGCAGAAATCGCTCTTAACACCTGTTTTGCTGCTGGCGGGGACGCTGCCGAAGTTACAACGACCGAGCCTGTTGTTTGCAACCCTGTTGTTGCGCCAATTGTGTTGACTTGCGTGGCACTTGTAGCCGCCGCGTTTGCGCTATTTAGTGCGTTTTGGGCGTAGGATTGAGCAAGCCCTGTGTTACTCACAATGGATGCTGCTGTATTTTTTACCCAAATTGCGATATTGACGGCTTGCCGAAACATCGGCACAAGTCGAATGATGTGACCGCCGTTAAATAAGCCTGTCACATCATTATCGTCGTCCGTGTAATTCGAACCATCGCCACCGACGCTTGTGTCAGCATGAAATAATGCCATTTATACAATCTCCTCAAGTTGCAGTGCTGTTTGATAGCCATTAACGTAAGGCAATTCAATCGGACTTAATGCCGAAAAATTGCACATAAACGTTTGGGCATAAAAATTCTTATCTTTTGTCATATTTAAATTGCCGATGTATTCAGGCTTTGAAAACGCATACAGCAATTCGCCTGTTAAGCCAATTGACCTATAAGCGTCATAAAAACCGCTAAACGCCTCATCTTTTGAAAGATGTTTTAGCACGCAAGATACAGTACGCATTTTCGGTTTTAAAAAGCCGTATTTTGTGTTGTTTGCACTGCGACGTATTTCACTCAAATCGACATAACCCTGGTTATAATCGCCGTAAGCGGGGTTGTTTTTTGGTTCGACGGTTCTGCCTAAAAAAATACGTCCGATTTCTAAAAAACCGTCTGTATTAACAGGATCAACCACATCAATCACGATGGTCTTGCACATCTGATTACTTTCAGGATAGTACGTTGCAAGCGCGGTATAGCTTTTGCGCTGATTTTCTTCGACTGTTCCAAGAAACCAATTGCTTGATTCAAACGGGACAACGCCAGTTTCAATAGGAAACAAAATCGGATAAGCGCGATATTCATCGCCGCTATCAAATCGCAATGTTCCCGAATTTGAATAACCGCGAAAACGCACTTTCGCGTTTATCGAAAAATTATGATTTGCCAACGCTACGCAACCAATTTCACGTTCTTCTTGAGCAAGCGTGATTGTGATTGAAAAACTCGATGTGCTTGTGGTTCTCGCCACCCGTTGCAATACTGGGTTTTTGATATTATTAAGCGGTAATTTCGTTACAAATGTGCCTGTCGAGGCAAGTGTGCATTCAGAAATTCTGTTATCATAAGAAATAGAAATGTTACTAGCCATTCAACCCCCCCCCCTCTAAAAGTTTTTTTTGTATATTTGCAATCCTTGTTGCTTTTCTTTTTTCGATTGTTTCTTTTGATGCAGGGGGTCTGTTTTTTGCCAACATTGACATTCTTTTTTTGACTTCTTCTGTATGTTTCTTTCCGACGTTTTTTCCCTTCATTGATTCGGATATTTTTAGTCTTGTTTCTTCTGAAGCTGAATAATTTGATTTAGCTCTTGATTCCTTCATTTTTTCACGCACTTCTTTTGAAATCGGTGGTCTTGATTTTGCAATGATTGACATTTTTTCTTTTGTTTCATCGCTATGAACTCTACCACTTGCAGCTTTTGATATTTTTGCACGAGCTTCTGATGTGTGTTTTTTTCCTAAGCTATGTTTATTGCCCTTATTTGCCGATGCTATTTTTGCAATATGCTCTGGTGATAGTTTTTTTCCAGTGTTGGCTGCAATACATTTTTCCACTTGCTCTCGCGTCATTTTCCTACCGATGTTTGCATTCCGTATCTTATTTTTTGTTTCTTCAGAATGCTTTTTTCCCAACATATTTTTGTTTCCAATTTTTGCGTCTGATATTTTTTTGCAGGTTTCCTTGCTTCTGCTGCTTTGAATTTTTGACATTTTAATAATTGATTCTGGTGTGTGAATCCTTCCAGTTGCCATAGCCTTTCTTTTGGCTCTTGTTTCATCAGAACATACAATTCCACTTGCCCCTTCGCCGCCATCAGTTAAATTAACCAACTTCACGCCACCTTGACGCAATGCCGCAATCATTCTGACTTCCAAATCAAAGGCATGTTGTTCTGAACGGCATAACATGGTTTTGACAATGATGTTTTCTTTCCCGTATTTCGCAACGATGTTTGTGTGATGTGGATTTGATTTTCTGTCAATAAATTTGATTCTTCTCGCGCATCCTTTTCCAACATAAAAAGGCGGTTTTCCAAAAATAGAATGTGTGTAGACGTAGTAATCTTGTGACTTTTTCATATTGTGCAATCCCTGAATGAGGTGGATTATTGAATGATGTTTGGTGTGTGAAAATCGGTCATTCATTCCGACTTGTCGCCCGCTAAAGCTATTCACACAATTGATATTATACATTATTTTACCCGACCAATGATAAGCTGATAATTTTCATTTTCGTATCAATTTCAAAGCCGATAATGGTTAGCAAACGCCCTGCGTCATAACCGATTCGGCTGTAATAAATCGTGACACCATCGCCAATGTTGAATGTCGGAATGTCAAACACAATCGCAGTTATTTTTACCGTGTCACAACGCACTTTTGCCAAATTTAACAAACGAGTTGCAACAGCGGTCGCGCTCGATTCTGAAATTAAAACCGATTCAATTTTGAGTGACGTAGCGAGTGGATGACGGGTTAATGTCGGCGCGTCTTTAATCGTGACTTTTCGGGTTTGCTGTGCAAGTAACGCCTTTTTTGCCGCTGAAACCGTTGCTGATAATTCCGTTTCTTGTTGCACGGTTTCAATTTTTGCGTAATCAAAAACCACGCTTTCAATCGGTAAGTTATTCTTACCCAAGCCGATACCGCTACGTTCACAACTGACAATTTCACTGTCGGTTAAATCAAACGCACTGGTGGTTGCTAATTGTGTTAGCCGAGCATGAATCACATCGCCAATGAAATACCAATGCGCCCCGCACGATGCCGCGATTAAGTCCAATAACTGCGTGGTGCTGGTTTCGGAATTAACATAAATACCCACTTCGCCAACCGCATTTAGTGTTGTTTTTGATGTGGCATTAAATGAAATCGGCGGGGTTAATTCATTCAAAATCGCTTCAAATGCATCACCTGCATTTGTCGTTGAATCGGTGCAATCGCCTGTCACCGTGCCGAGTGGTGTTGTGCCTAATTTCACAAACCCCATACAACGATTGAATTGTCCTGTTGTTGGCACGGCGGTTTCAAAAGTTGAAAAATTGGCTTGCGTGTAAGTCGTGCCTAGCGTGTAAGGCGAACCCTTGTCATAAACGGCATTGACTGTACAAGTTGGACGGTCAGAAAACTGATAAATCAATCGTGCGGTATTTACAAAAACAGGCGTGGCATTCGTGACCTTGCCAAAAACTTTTGGCTTTATGTTGCCTTTTATATCTGCTGTAACACCTTCAACACCAGCGGGTAGTACATTAGAACCTGTATATTTTGTTGAAGTATGCGGACGTGATAACACTTCCATTGTCGATTTAATCGTTAAAAACAAGCTCGAATCATTGTCGTGCATCGATTCAATTTTTCCCGTTAAATACAAATTTTCAACGCCTGTGCTGTCAACGTAAACCAGTTCAAAATCACCATTATCGAGCGCGTAATCACACAGAAAATTTAAATAGCCGTCTACGTTTATCAATTCAATTTCACCAATCGACGGACTTGAAAACACACGCAACACGCCACCGTCACTTGGCGAGGCTTGCACTAATGCAGGTTTATCCATTCTGTCTTCATAGTAGTTTTGGTCTACGTCAACGTAAGGCACATCGCTAAAATAAAGGATTTTTGCATCGTTGTTTTCATCGAGTACATTCACACGACACGCCCATAAATTCGTATTTTTCATGAACGCGCACCGATTCTAATTTTTGCCGCTGTCGTTTGACTTGCTGTTGTTTGACTTTGATTTTCTTTTAGCGTCGCTTGATTTAATGCAATCAACGCGGCTAACTGTCTATTTTGCTCTTGCAATTGACGATTTGATTCTTTGAGTTCTGCAACCAATTCGGCTGTATCAACATTAGAATCGTTTGCTGCTGGACGGTTTAACGTCACAGGAATTGAGCGACCATCGGGCAATGGCACAGCCGCTTCTGCTCCCGCTTCACCGAAAATGGCAGGGACGTTAGAAATACCGCCTTTGGCAAATTTTTGATATGTTTCGCCGTAATACCCGTCATTTGCGTTAATAAACTCCCCGTAACTCAAAAGTTCACCGCTATAAATCGGGTGTTTTAATCCAGCCACCTTGATTTGATTTAGCATTGCGTCAAAATTTGTGTAGTCGCCTGAGTATCCTGCCCGATGTACCGCATAACCTTCAAAGCCGTCAAATGAGTAAATGGTTGGTCTGCTGCTAACAGGAGATACAACAAGGGGGGCAATAGGTGCTGGCGTTGCTATTGAATCAGACACAATGTTTTTACCAAGTTTTTTATCCATGTAACTGTCAAATTCATCCATGCCACTAAGTCCTAATGATTTCAACATTCCCTGCGTATCGGTAAAATCGCCACTAAATCCATTACCGTAATTAGTTGCCTCGCCTTCCAACCATGACGAACCGTAAGCAGAATCACGGGTTTTCTCCGTGACGACAGGCGATGTAACAGGAGATGTAACAGGTGGCGGCGTTGCTGTTCCCGCTTGTTGCAATGCAAGCAATTCTCTCATGCTGCTTATCGCTGAATTGATTTGACTTGAATCAATGTTAATTGCACCGTTAATTGCCATTGATTCTGTTTGTTTTGATACTAAATCAGTCAAGCCAAGATTGGCGTTAAACACATCTTGATTGTTGACACTGACTTTTCCATCAATCGACGTTGATGTATTTTGCCATGACACTAACTCGATCATGCCAAGAACACCAAGATAAGCCTGTGTGTAATCAATTTTAACTAAGCCTGCAATCGACAACGATTCAAATTGATTAGCTATCAATTCTTCAGTTTTTAAAATAGCAAGATGCACGTCGGAAATGTCAATTTTTACATCTGAGATTATGTTGCTAATGGCAACCTGAGAATCAATCAGTGTGTTTGCCGCAGAAATAGCATCATTGACATTTTTAAGCGGCACGTCGATTTCAAAAATGGTGTACACATTAGAAGTTAATTGTCCGTAACTGGCTACAATCAAATCCAATCTGTCCTGCAATTCCTTCCCATCGAAATCTAACTGTACCTGCTTAATTGATAGCAGTGTGTCATCAAATCCATTGATTAGATTATTGATGACACCTTCTTTTTGCATCAACGTTAAATTTGATTGGTCAAGCACGACTTTAATTGATGCTTCTAATCCTTTTTCACTCACGACAGCATCAATCATGCGACTTAAAATAGCCCCATCAACGCCGTTTTTGTAAGCGTTGTCGAGCGTCAAAATCATTTTTGTGTATGCGTCAAAGGTTAATTGATTTTTTCCAGTTGGATTTTTTTCATACTCTGCTTTTGCTACGCCAAACCGTTCAAATAACAATTCCATTCCGCTGGGTATTTCATACACGCCATCTCTGATTTTTGTGAGTAGGTCAACCGTTTGCTGTTGCAGTGAAACGGTTTTCGGCAAGTTTTTAACCGAATTCACCACGCCTTCAATCAAGTTTGCGCCTGTTTCGCCATGCGCGTACATTTGCTCGATTTTTGAAATGTAAGCATCAGCACTGCCCGTAATATCTGACATCGCCTGTGTTAATTGCTCTGGTGTCGAGCTTGAATTTCTTAAAATGCCCAGTGTTTTGTTGAAGTCATCTTGTGCAATTTTAAGCTGCGTTTCAGGTGTGCCGAGCTGGGTAATTTGTTTGTTTAGCACCCATTTTTCGATTGAATCTTTAAACCCGCTAATGGATTTTTTAAGCGTTTCAATCATTTTTTCCTGCTCGCTTGTCACCAATTTAATGGTTTTGGTCAAGCCGCTAAATTGATTGATATTTTTAGCAATCGAATCATTTACCACTTCTAAACCCGCCACAAATTTTTGAACGCCATCAATCGTGTCGGGCAATGCAAAACCTAAATCATTTACCAACTTTGCTAATTCAGGACTTTCCCAGCGTGCTTTATCGAACTGCGTTTGTGAGCTTTTAAAATCAGAATTTGCTTTTGCGTAATCGAGTAAGCCTTGCCACATTTTGACGTTAATAGCTTTTGTGCCTTCGATTTCACCAGCCAAAGATTTACCCGAACCGACTAAAGCCGCTTTTAATGATTCAGTCGTGATGTCTTTGCCTAATCCAAGCAATGTATTTTTTGTTGCACCTGAAAAATAACCCGCAAAGTCTTTCAAGGTTTTATCAATATCGTTTTCAGGTTTTGCATTCGTCGCGGATTTAAAACCGCCCAATACCGTACTGACTGATTCAAGCGAGCCTTTTAAATAATCAACCACTTTTAGCGCGTCAGCGTCAGTTGTAATAGATTTTGGAATGCCTTTTTCGGCAGGAATTTTCAACGCATCCATGAAATCTTGCGTGGCTTTTTTAGCGTCAATCAATTTTTGGCTGTCAGATGTGAATGCGTTGTAAATGTCATCAAATGCGGATTGCATTTCTTTTAAACCGCCCATTGCATTAGCTAACGAATCGCTAAATGACACCAAACCTAAACCCGACAATTTGACTGTCATGCCTAATTTTTCAAAACCTGACTTTGCAACAACGGCTTGACTTGCTAAACGTGCTGTTGTTTCTGCCATGCCTTCACCGAGTTTTTGGAACGCAGAAAAATAACGACCTAACGCTTGTGAGGCAATATCATCAGTGGCTTTATTGATAGCATCTTCGATTTTCTTTTGATTTTCTTCGGTGTATTTATCGCCTTTTTTGAGGCTCAATTTCATTTTTGCTAACGTAATATCTTTGTTTATCAAGCTCTCAACATTTAATACTTTTGAGGCTTCTAAAATCGAGCCTTCAACTTGTGCAAACACGCCTGTGAACAATTTGGTCAACGGATTATTCATCCCGTTAATGACATCAAAATACGTCACATCATCACTAAACCAGCCTGTAACGGTTTTCTTGATTTTGCTGTAATCGTAGACCGCGACGGCTTGTTGCATTCCGTCTAAAACAAAGTTTTGAGCGTTCGTGATAATGCCACCGCCAACCGCTTCAAATTTGACTTTACCGATGCCGAGCAGTTTTGATAAGCCGTAAATTGCGCCACCGATTAGTAAGCCAATTCCACCCATTGCAGCGGCAGCCGCTAAACCACCTGACGCTAACGTTGTGCCTAGGCTAACCATGCCAGTTGCAATTGTGCTACCAGCAGAACCCATTGTTGTGGCTAACGATATTGCAGCAGCGTCTAATGCGGCAACCGCTAAACCTGTTCCCATGCCAGCCCCAGCCAACCCTGCACTAATCGCAGTCGTTCCTAGCCCCATTAAAAAGCCTTTTTCACTTGCGCCCGTGTTTGACGATTGCCCGTTCATACCTTTCATTGAGTATTTCACGCCGCCCATATCACGCAACGCTAATGCCGTGCCTTTGGTTGTCGATTCAACCAAGTTTTTAAAGTTGTCATTGAGCGATACTAATTCGCGATATTCGGTCGCGTGAATTGAATTGAGCGTATCGACGATATTTTTAATGGAATTTGATGCACTGTCAGAACCCAAAACACTACCTGTTAGTGCTGTTTCTGGTGTGGTTAAATCCGTGACTTTGCCTTTGAAAACGCTTTGCAATAATCCAACAACTACACTTCCTGCCATTGATGCAAAACCTGCTAAGAAATTGCCCGACATCATTGATGTCATGCCAAAATTCATTAGCCCATCACTGATTTTGGTCATGGTGTTTTTGAACATATCGCGTAACGCGGTGGTAAATGACATTCCTTTTGTCAAAACGTTACTAAACATCGTGCCAAATGAGCTTGAAATAGCACGCATCGACAAGCCAATGTCATCTTGTAATTTCGTTACTTCCCACTTATCACGCAAATCAGAAAGTTGTTTGATTTGTTCGTCGCTGTAAAGGGCTTGCTTGCCATCACTGGTTTTTTTGCCACGCAAATCACCGATAAACTTATCCGCATCCGACATCGTTAGGTCGCGCATTAACTGTTGAATGCCCTCGCGTTCTGCGTCAAAGGCTTTTGTATTTTCTTCTGCGTATTTTTTGAGTTGGTTATCAATCGGCTTGTTTAATTGGTCTTGAAAACGTGCAATGGCTTGTGTGTATTGCTCAAGACTGAATTCTCCATCATTAAAGCCAGTGGTGTAACGTTCGATTGAACTCATGAATTTTTGTTCAGGCGTGGCAATCGCATCAAGCAATGACTTATGTTCTGCTAATCCTTTTTTGATATTGCCGCTGATTTCTTTTTGAATATCGTCTTCGTCTTTAGCAATTTTTTTAGAAAAATTGTAGGTGTCTTGCGCGGCTTTTTCTTGTTCGTGAAGGGATTTTTTTGCGGCTTGCTCGACTTGTTTATAGCCTTTTGTCGTGTCACTTAGCGATGAATTTAAGGACTTTAAGGCGATTTCAACTTTTGGCGAATACTCGCGTCCCTCCAAACTCAATAAGGCTTGATTCAGTACGCCGTTATTTTCTTTTAGATTTTTAAGCGTCTTTTTTGTTTCGCCTTCATGGTACAAAGCAATGACGGTTTCCCAGTTGCGATATTTGGCATAAAGGTTATCGAGTAACTTTGCCGCCGCTTCAATTGATGTCGTTTCATCTTTTAATTGTGATTCAGAGAATCCAAGATTTGCACCACCTTTATTGGCAGGTTTAACTTGCATCATGCCAACCGCGCCAGCACTGCTTGTTAATCCATTTTGTAGCTTTGATTCAACGATACCGATTGCTTTTAAAATATCGGCAGGGACTTTATATTTTTCGCCAATGCGCTCAAATTTGTCGCTCAATTCCTTGGTCATTTTTTGTGCGGCAGAATCGGCATCTTTTTGAAATTTATCAGAATCAAACAGCACGCTAACTTTTGGCTTAATTGTTTTTAATCCGCTGTTTAATTCCCAGATTTTGTAATCATTCGCGCCTTTCTTTTCAAATTCTTCATTTTCTTTGAGTAAGTCGCGCAACTGAGCTTGGTCGGAAATTTTTTTTGAAATTATTGGGTCATCACCGTTAAACGCATTATTGATAACCGTTAATGGCGTTGGTAAATTAAGCATGAAATTATTCATTTTTGCCAACGTGCTGTGTTTCAACCAGAAATCATCAATCGCTTGCGTTGCGGTATTTATTTTTTCTTTAATGTTATCCCAAACAGTTTCTACTAAACTGCCAACGGTTACTTGCGATTCACCGACCTTTACGGCTTCTTCTCGAAAGGTAAATAATGCACCTGTCGCTAATCCTAATGCCGTGACGACTGCGCCGATTGGATTTTTAAGTAATGCGCCATTTAATGCGAGCGTTGCGATTTCAGCTCCAATTGCCGCCGCCTTGTAAGCAATATAGCCCGATACTGCAATTTCAATTCCTTGTGATAATTGCACAAAGTTTTTAGCTAAAAATTGAACGCTTTCTGATATGCCTGTTGCAACGCCGCTTGACTGTCCACCTTTGCCAATGAATTCCGTCATGGCATTGCCCAATAACGTGAACGACTGCCCAATGGTTACTGGCATCATTCCGAATTCTTTGTCTATTTTGCCTGACATTTTAGAGAGTGAGCCCATTACAACATCGGTAGTTAATGCGCCAGCCTCTGCCATTTTTTTGAATTCAGCCGTTGTTACGCCCAGCCCATCACGAATTGCCGTCACTAAATGTGGGGTTTGCTCTGCCATGGAGCGCAATTCATCACCGCCCAAACGATTTGAACCCAATGCTTGCCCAAATTGGATAAGGGCGTTTTTGGCTTCGATCGTTCCTGAACCACTGATAATGATTGCTTTGTTTGTCGTTTCGGTTAAGCGCAATAATTCAGTCTGAGATTTTCCCGCCTCTTTGGTGGCTTGCGCCATTTTGAAATATAAATTTGTTGTAGCTTCTAAATCGGTGCGTGTTGTTTGTGCGACTTTCGACAAGCCTTCTTGTGCTTTTTGGAGTTCATTGGTGGATTGTGTAACAAGTCGCAAGCGACCTTCCATTGATGACCATGCGTCCATTTGCTTGATGATTTCGTGCAAACCAAATGCGCCAGCTAATGATGTTAATGCACTTGATAGACCAGAAAATGCACCTGCTGCACGCCTTGCTGCGTCACCTGTTGAATTGATGTTTTGCGTGATATTGCTGACGTGATTACTGGTGTTGTTGGTAATCGTGCCAGTTTGTGAAATTGTCTGATTAAGGTTGCGAATGTTGTTGATTGCACCACTGGCATCTGCGCCGATTCTAATAACTAAACTGGGTTGTGATGACATGGTGCTAATCCTTTTTTATTTATCTTTTTTGCGTTTTTCGTTCACAGCATTTAAAAAACCGCGCTCAATTGCGCTGACTTCGTGGAGCAAATCCAAACGGGATTTTTTCTTTGCGTACAGCTCGATGACGCTAATCACGCCGCTGTAATTCAACCCCGTTATGCCATCCATTGAGTACATCCACTGCGTTTGGCAAGCATTGAAGATTTCAAGGGCTTTTTGCCCGTCATGAAACAATACAAAATCATCGCTTTCATCATCTTCCATCGGCACGGATTCAAGCGTAACGCCCCAAGAATCCGCGCTATCTTGCAAACTTTGTGGATCTTTCGGGCTATCACCAATACCCAAGTAATAACCCGCGCCAATCAGTTTTTTAGCTTTGCCTGCTTATAGGCTTTTGGCGATAACACACCAGCTTGAACTTTCCAAAATTCGGACATAATCGGATGGCGAATCCACAAGGTTGAAGTCAACAATTCGCGTACATCATCGTTGTAAGACAGTGAATTACCGTCTTCATCTTTCAAGCCTTCAACACTGACAATCGAGTCGAAAATTCTTGATACTTGCAAATCCGAATCGTAAATTTCACTTTCTTTATCGCCGATAGCTTCAATTTCTTTCACTTCATCAAGCGGCAAAATTTTGAATTTAATGTCTACGGTGTGACGGGTGTATTTATCAAAATCATGTGCTTCATCGATATTGACACGAACCGTTCTTTCATTTTTTTTACCTACTACTAATGCCATTTTTAAAGCTCCAATTAAGTTAAAGTGATTTTGATTTCATCATTGCCAGCATCTGTTGGAATGAAAGTTAATCCCATATCAAGCATTACAACGCCGTCATTGTCGGCATATTTAGGTGCGTCAATACCTAAGCCGTTTGTTGCGGATTCGATTTTGATAATGTTGCCTGCCGTTAAGCCGTGCGTAATCGCCAAAGTGCCAAGCGTTGAATTTTGTGCAATGGTGAAAAAGTTTTTTGTTGCGAGTGTTGGTTGTTCAAATTTGATTGTGCCTTTTGGCTTTCTGTCAGAGATGATGACCGATTCACTACCTACCAATGCTCTAAATTTCACATCGTTAGCTACGTCAAGCGAGAAAGATTCCATTACAGGTGTATGACCGTGAATCGTGACAGGCGTGGTATTGGCTGATGAAACTGCAACAGGTGCAGCCCCTACATAAGCAAGCCCTGCGGTTGATAATGCGCTATCCGAAATCGTACCGAGTAATCCTGTGAAGGTGAATTTGATTTTGGGTAATTGCTTAACGGTTAAATCAAAACTTGCTGAACCTCTCGCCCCTAATAAAACGTGTTTCACGCCGTCACGCTGAAAATAAATTGACGCGCTCGTGCCTGCTTGTGTGACGCTGGTTAATGTAATCGGTAAATAAGTGACGCTGATTGTTGCGACAATGGTTTCAGCAAAGCCACACGCTTTTAATAACCCACCAAACGCGGGTGCTGTCCCAGCCGCGCCACTTCCTGCATATTCCACCTCAAAATCAATCGTGACGTATTTTGTCACCATGATGTTTTGCGAATTACCAAAATACGGCTTGATGATATTGCGCGATACTGTGTCGCCCGCAAGTGGTGTGATTGAAATATCACCCGTTAAAATCGCGTTTAGCGCGTTCGTTGGCGTGGCATCTGTACCGTAAGTGGTTTCGACCTTTGCCAAAATTAACTGTTTTCTTGTTAAGCCCATTTTTTAATCCTCAATCGGTGTGCGCTTGCCTGTGAACGGGTCAACGCTGTAACTGCCGCCTTGCCCCCAGTATTCGTCTTGTTGCCAAATCGCTTGTAATTCACTCTCTGTGAGAGGCTTTTTGGCGGTTTTAATCGTATTTTCTTCGTCTTCTATCATGTTGGCATTTTTATAAAGTAATAACTGGTGGTGAAAACATCAGACCAGCGCATGGTGAAATTATCAAAGCCATTCTGTTCACCTACGACAAAATCAACTGGAATTTCTGCATCTTTTGGTTGCCATCCACATAATGCAAACCGCACTTCATCTCGTACATTTTTTAACGCAATGTGTGCCGCGCCACCTCGAGCATCTGATTTGTTCGTGACAGCGATGGAGATTCCAATTTTTGAGGTTATTTTTTGGCGGTGTCCTGGAAAGGTACTATTTTCTTTTGCACTTTCAGCCATTGGAATAACAAACGCACACGGGGTTTGCATTGAATTTGTTGTTGCAACAGCCCTTTCAGCCGCTCCAAAAACACGACCTTGTAAAGATGGGCATTCATTTTTTAATCTTTCAATCCATTCTCCGATTTCCATGCTTTAGCCCTACATTCGATTGAGTAATGAATCGCTAAATGTGGCTGCAGAAGATGTGACTTTAGGCAACGATGTTTTAACTGTAATTTCCGCTATATCATTTACTTCGACAGGAAGAACCGCTTTGCCATTTGCAAGGTCTCGTAAAAATATCACTGCGCGGTTATAGCGGTCTTTTGCAGCATCAATTACATCGTCACGCATCAATCTGTAACGCACAATGTCACAAGAAATTGCTAATAATTCAGGTGGAATAACTAACAAAGGCAATTTGTATCGAGCGCGTAACGCGCTGTTTATCTCACCGTCTGAATCTGCAATTGCTTGGTCAACAATGGATTGGTTAATGGCATTCAATCCATCAAAATCCGAGAGCTGAATAATCTCCAGCTCGCCAAATCGATTGACTAAATCTTGCGTAGTGCAATAAGTCATTTTAGGTTTCGGTTAATTTGATAATTGCTGCGGGACGCGTGCAGAGATTGAGTGGGTTGGATTGCGCTTCGATATTTACGCCTTTGTTCATTTCCATCGGTTCAACTTTGGCGTAATATGGAATTCCTTTTGTGTTTACTGTTTCAACGTAGTTTGCTGGAGCAAATCGCGTAATAAACAAATCACTCACACCAGTTGGTACTGCATACGCTTCGGTATCTGCAATTTTCACTGCTGTTGTGCCGCGATAACGAATGAATCGCAAACCACCAAAGCTGATAGGGTTTCGTGGGTCGGCACGCAAATCAGCTGCTGCATTCCAGTTAAGAACGGTTTGTTTTAATGCACTATGTTCGATTAGCGAAGTCCAAAAAGTAGCACCGCAGTAAACATCAATACCTGAAAATGGAATGCCATCAAGTGTGGTTTCGATAGCGTTGATGATTTGCTGACATTTTGTACGCACTGGCGTTGTTGAGGTTGGTAATGCCATTGCTACCGTTTGCTGAGAAACGCCAAATTCGGTAAATAATGAGGTGACGTTACCTGCTGCATCGTAGTAGTTACCCATTAACGCAGCTAAACGATGAGATTCAATCGTATAATCAATTTGGCGGCGCATTTTTAAAAGGCGTTCATCTCGAATGGCGTTAATTGACTGCGAAACATTTTCACTGCCAAAGGCTCGAATTCCTTGAACTTCATCTGCCATAATGTGTCCACGCTCTGGCAAATGCGGAACTCTAAACGAGCGAATAGCACGTTTATCGCCAACAACAACTTGTGGTGGGGCGTTACGCGGTTGAACAGCAACTAAGCCAACTGTTTTACCGTCAGATTCAATTGATACATCAAGCGTTGTCACGCCTTCTTCTTGAAATAAGCCGCTATCAGCTAAAACGGCTGGCGTGTAAGCCTGTGCGTTAATTGCCGCCGTTAGCGACATAAGACTAAATCCGTCGGATTTAAAAGGGTCAAAACCAGCCATTTTTTAAGTTCTCACAATAATGTTGTTAGTTGCTAATGCAGCGATGGCTGCTGTTTTGTTTGGTGCTGTAATTCCCGCCATATAAATCAAACGAGCATCAGCGACTTCTGCTAACCGCGCCACGATAACGCACGCTGTATCTGCTGTTGATGCGTCACAGTCAGAGCGTAAAATTGCCGCCGCTGTTTGCGAACCATCCGCCGCACCAGTGTTATGTCTGGTATATTTCCCTGATGCAGTGATTTTTCCCAAAACTGTGCCTGACAATAGGTTTTGACCACTGATAAGCGTTACTTTTTCAAGGCTTAAGTTTTCTTCTTGGTCAAGAATGAATTCTCCGTCATGAAATGTTTCTAATTTTGTAGCCATTATTTTTTACCTTGTGGCTTGCGAGCGTCGTAAATTGCCGAAAAATTCAATTGCGGCTCTGTTGGTTTAGTTTCGCCATCATTGGCTTGTGCGCTGAATAAATGTTCAGGTAAATTAGGCTTTTGTTCGCCTTTTTGTGCCATTAAATCGGCTGATACAACCTTGAATTGATCCGCAGAAAATTCAAAATAAGGCTTGGCTTTTTCTTCGCTGTATTCCCGACCTAATGAGGCGAACAACGATTTGATTTCAGTTTCACGCGCTGATTTTTTTGCGCTGTCTAAATCAGCTTTGAATTGCACATTTTCAGCTTTTGTTTTTTCCAGTTCTTTCTGTAGTTTTTCTGCTTCTTCGGGTGTCATACTTGATGATTCCTGTGGTTTAGTGGGTTGAGCGTTAAAAACAGTGGCGGAAGTTTTGTCGTCAGCCCCAAGCGTGACAAACGACACTTCTCTTATTCGATTTTGTTTTAAAAGGGTGATTTCGCCAGTAAAGGACTGACCATTGATACTGTGGGTTTGTGTACCATTCAGGCGTTCAGTTGCCCCTGAAAAAATGCCAACAGATAATTGCCATTTGATGCCACGGTCAGCTTTGACTGCGATGTCTTTGGCAACATCGTCAATGTCGGCAAATAAACGTCCTGCGATTTCGATTTGTGTGCCGATTGACACCGTTTCGATAACACCAATAGGTGAGCCGCCGTGATTGAAAAGCAAAGGCAAAGGCGTTTCTGCACTGGTTGTGACCAAATCAAACGCCACCGCGCTGTACCATGAGTGGTCAGTGATTACGCCGCCAGCATAGGCAACGCCGCTAAACGTGCGTTCGCCTGTAGTGGTAGGTTTTGAAAGCTGAAAGTCAGCTAAAAAATGGATAATTTGATTTTGTGTTTTCATGCGCGATAGATTGCCTATGTAATAAGACTTTTTCTAATCGCGTGATTTAGTAATTTAGGCGAAATTTCGACAATAAACCCCGCGCTTTATTTCACCAATGAGGAGTTTTCAAACTGCTAGGAAGTTATTGAGAACATTCATCACGTCACTTTCCCATTCTAGTGGTAAGTTTTCGGATGGAAAAAATGGGCGGGCGGGAATATCGCCCCATAAATTCGGGAATTGCGCTTTTGTGCCGCCGAAATTCATCATGGCAGCATATTCAACATCGGTGGTGATTTCAACGTGTGAATTGGTGGCAACATGAGCAAATGAACCTTTCAATCTGCCCGTATCATTAAGGATTTTGTCTGAATTATTGCGCCGTTGTTTTATTGTTGCTGGTGACAACACTGCCCAGTTGATACCGTCAGGCGATTTTTCATCACGAAAACATGCGGCAACATTGTTTTTAATATCCTCACCAATTGCATTTAAAGGGGTTCCATTACTAAAAGTACGAAAACGTACGCTAAGGAATTTCAGCCATATTTAACGGTCTAAGTTTTCCTTTTTCGATTTGTTCAGAAAGCGTAAATGAGTAATGTCCAAGCACATTGAT